TAAGATGAGTAAGACAATCCAAGAGCTCCTCTCGGGTCTCCCAGCATGGGAGACTGTATTAACCGAGGATGGGCACATCGACGAAAATAATAGAGTGACCATCAAAGAGGCTTTTGCATCACCGGATGCAGCAGCACTTTTTCCGAAGGTCATCTCTCGTACACTTAGAGAAGCAGCAGAGCCACAGTTACTCGTGACTCCACTGTTATCAACAGTGCGCCTAGGAAAGGGACGCTCTTTGGAGTTCCCAGCAGTAAACGCAATTCAAGCAGCTGAAATTCCTGAAGGACAAGAGTACCCAGAACAGGCACTCGCATTTGCTAAGCAGATTGAAGGCAAAGTCTCGAAGAAGGGTGTTAAACTCTCCTTTACAGAGGAAGTCATCGCAGACTCCCTTTGGGACATTGTAGGTCTTCATGTTCGCGCAGCAGGTCGTGCAATGGCCCGTTTGAAGGAACAAATTGCCCTCAGCCGTTTCAAGGATGCAGCAACAATTGTGTTCGACAACGACAGTGGTTCATATGATGACACAACCGGTAAAGGAATTGATGGCAATGCCAACAAGACACTCCACTGGGATGATGTTATCGACATGGCAGCAGTTCTTATGGCAGAAAATCATATCCCAACAGACTTTATCCTCCACCCATTGATGTGGTCGGTATTCTTGAAGGATGCGATCTTCCACACTGGTGGTTCGGCAGCAGCTGTTAACACAAGCTGGGGTTACCGTCCAGATTCGCCAAGTGGTGCACTTAATGCAACAGCCCCAATGGGTCTGAATGTAATTGTTACACCATTCGTAAGCTTCACTGCAAAGTCGAATGCTACACCTGCTAAGTCGGACATCTTCTTGATCGACCGCAATGAAGTTGGTACACTCCTCGTCAAGGATGAAATGAGCACAGATCAGTTTGATGATCCAACTCGTGACATTCGTCAGATGAAGATGAAAGAACGTTATGACATCGTAATGCTCGGTGACGGTGAAGGAATCACAGTTGCTAGAAACGTTAACCTTGCTCGTAACTACGAAGTACAGGTTTACAACCAAATCTAATAAAATTTGGGCAAGCCTTAGGGTTAGTTATAGTTACGAATCCCTAGAAGGTAGGGGGTGCGAGAGAAATCTCCACCCCCTATTTTCATATTTCCGTTTTGTTTATTACTATTGATACTAGTTAATAATTTTGGAGAATAATTGTGGCCCTATTTCTCATTGATCAAGCCAAAGTAAACGCGTACAGTGCGTCTATAAAATTTGGTAGAACAATAAAAATATCTTCATTGAAGAATGAAAACTTTAAAGTATACACAGATGCAGCTACCCCGGCACAGGTCACCGCTCCATTTGAGATTATTAATACAATAAAAGATTATAATCAAATTTCTAGAATTATAAGTCTTTATTGGAAAGCAAATTTAGTTGATGGTCAATCTTATTTTATAAGAATTGAAAACATTGTAGACTCAGCTGGATCTATAGTGGCGTATGAAACAGTAAAGTTTACTTATGTTTCTTCAGCTACCCCATCGGATAAAGAGTTCGTAGATCCAGGGATGGTCCCTGTTCTGATTGAAGATAAATCCGTAAGAACAGAAGCAGATATTAGTTATAATATTATAGCTAAAAATCCTTTATTCTACATAGATAACATTGACCCAGTTGATGGTGATTTCTATTTGTCAAATGACTATAACTATGGAAGAGTCACTGTAACGTTTAATGAAAAACCAGCTTCAAACTTTTTGAATAATAGGTATTTTTTATGTCAAAGAAAGAGAATACAAAAAGCTCCTTCTAGATGGGAAAACATAGAAACAAGTGTAAGTACCCATTCGTGGAGAGCAGAAGTATATATTGATTTTCCTTCGCTTGATGCAACTCCATCGTATTTTACTCCTGATAAAGATTATTTTGAACAAGGTTATAAATATAGGATTAAAATTTCTAAAGATATTGGAATTTAATATGGCAAATTTCATATACAAAAAAGCTAAAGAATCTTTATTAAATGGTGAATTTAATTTAAGTTCAAATAGTTTAAAGGTTCTTCTTATTGATAAATCTTTATACACACCAAACGAAAACTTGGACCAGTACATCACAAACATACCCTCAAATGCTATAAAAAAAAGATCCAACAATATAACTAATGTTATTAATTCATTGGGTGTGTTAGATGCAGACAATGTTTCTATAGCAGATTACAATGGTCAATACTTTGATGGCATAGTTTTATATCAAAGCGGAAGCTCAGATTCTAATTCAAAGTTAATATTTTTTATAGACACTTCAAGCGGTTTACCATTTGTCGGTTCTAACACCAACACTCCTGTTACCATAATATGGAGTGATTCAAATACTAAAATACTTTCTATTTAGGAGTTTTTATGGCCACAAACTATCCATCAGCATTAGATAATTTTGTAAATCCAACAGCTAATGACACATTAAATTCAGTCACAGTTCCGCACCACAAACAGCATACCGACTTAAACGATGCAGTAGAAGGAGTGCAAACTGTTTTAGGAATTAATCCAGCTGGTTCTCATCTTACAGTTAAAGATAGAATTATTGCAGCAGAAGCAAATATTTCAACTCAATCAGTTTTAAATGGGATGACAGATGTTACTATAAGTTCAGCTGCGAGTGGTCAAGTATTAAGATATAACGGCTCTCAATGGATTAACTACGCAGAGTCAAATCTTGTTGATGGAGGGAATTTTTAAAAATGTCTAATACTCTAAGAATTAAAAGAAGGTCTAGTGCTGGGGCAGCAGGCGCCCCAGGGAGTCTTGAAAACGCTGAGCTAGCATTTAACGAAGCTGACAATACACTTTATTATGGAACTGGAACTGGCGGGGCTGGTGGTAGTGCAACTTCCGTTATTGCTATTGCTGGTTATGGAGCATATGCTACGCTTGGTACGACACAAACTATTTCTGGTAATAAAACTTTTTCTGGAACAGTAGTAGTTGCAACACCAACTGCAAACGCACACGCTGCTACCAAACTATATGTAGATCAAGCAATAGGTGGAGTCGCTACTGCATTTACGGTAGCCGCCAATACTGGTTCTAACTTAACAATAACTAGTGGAAGTGACACGTTTACAATTGTTGGTGGAACAGGAATAACTACACAAGCTAGTGCGACAGATACTATTACCATAACAAACCAAGGTGTTGTTTCTTTAACTGGGACAACTAATGAAGTATCTGTTTCCGCATCAAATGGTTCGGTAACTTTAAGTCTTCCAGCTAACGTTACGATTAGTAATAATCTCACTGTAACAGGCGATTTAATCGTTAACGGAAATACAACAACGCTTAACACTGCAACTTTAGTAGTTGAAGATAAGAATATAGTTTTAGCCAACACGGCATCTCCGACAGATGTAACAGCAGATGGTGCTGGGTTCACAGTCAAAGGCGCAACAGATAAAACTTTTAACTGGGTTGATTCAACAGATTCTTGGACATCATCGGAGCATGTTAACTTAGCATCAAGTAAAATTTACAAAATTGATGGGACTTCAGTATTAAGCAACACCACACTTGGTTCAGGTGTTATTAACTCAAGTTTAACATCGCTTGGTAATGTTGCAACAGGTACTTGGAGTGCAACAACTATAGGGATTGCTTATGGTGGTACTGGTGCAACAGATGCAGCTAATGCAAGGACCAACTTAGGTTTAGCAATTGGCACAAACGTACAAGCTTATGATGCGGAACTAGCAGCAATTGCTGGCTTAACTTCTGAAGCAGATAGAATTCCTTATTTCACTGGAGCAAACACGGCAGCTCTTGCAACTTTTACCGCATTTGGCAGAAGTCTTGTCGATGACATAGATGCATCTGCAGCTAGAACTACACTAGGTCTTGGAACAATTGCGACACAAAATTCAAGCAACGTTTCAATCACAGGTGGTTCTATAGACAATCTAACCTTTGATGGTGGAACCTTTTAAGTAAGAAAGGTTTTTAATGGCCGTACCGAATTTAGTGAAAGGGCAAATAGCCCTAGACCCAACCAATGATTTATTGTATTATGTTAACGAATTTAATGCGGTAGTTTCTACATCCTTATCCTGGGTAAAGAATAGTAGCAATATATCTACGACAGAAAACGTAGTTATAAGTGGAGACTTAACAGTATCTGGTTCAACGGTAACAGTAAACGTGGAAACTCTTCTAATAGAAGATAATATTATAGTTTTAAATACTGGCGTTACTGGTGCTCCAAGTACTAACGCTGGGATAGAAGTAGAACGTGGGACTTCTACCAACGTTCAAATACGCTGGAATGAGTCAACCGATAAGTGGCAACTAACTAATGACGGAACTAATTTTTACGATATTTTGAATTCAAGTGGGATTACTGGCAATCTAACTGGCAATGTAACCGGTAATGTAACCGGTAATTTAACGGGTAATTCTACCGGGACCCACACAGGTGCGGTAGTTGGGAATGCGGATACTGCAACTAAGTTATTAAATGCTAGAACTATATCTTTAACAGGACCAGTTACTGGGTCAGTATCTTTTGATGGTACATCTAATGTTTCCATAACGACTTTACTAACAGCAGAATCTTCTGGCATTACTAGCCTTTCAGATGTTACGATTACTTCTGTTGCTAGCGGCGATTTATTAAAATATAATGGAACTAATTGGGTAAATGCAGCAGGGTACGCAACTCTAAATTCTCCAACTTTTACGGGCACAGTAAGTGGTATTACCGCAACGATGATTGGCCTTGGGTCAGTCAATAATACTTCTGACACGGCTAAACCAGTTTCTACCGCTCAACAAACTGCACTTGACCTCAAGGCCAATATTGCTTCACCCACTTTTACGGGCAACGTTTCTGGTATCACCAAAACGATGGTAGGTTTAAGTTTGGTTGATAATACCGCAGATACGGCAAAGCCTGTGTCTACCGCGCAACAGACGGCTATTGACCTTAAGGCAAATATTGCTTCACCGACATTTACTGGAAATGTTTCTGGCATTACCGCAACTATGATTGGTCTTGGGTCTGTAAACAACACTTCAGATACCGCAAAACCTATATCAACAGCTACACAAACTGCCCTCGACCTTAAGGCGCCCCTCGCTTCACCTACCTTTACAGGTAATGTAAATACGTCTATATTATTTGTAGATAGCATAGAGGTCGATACAACAGGTGCGACTAGTGGCCAAGTTCTTAAATATAATGGAACAAAGTTTGCACCCGCTGCAGATAATGTGGCAACAGCTGGCAGCCTTAACGTAACGGATTTAGCTGATGTGCTTGTTTCAAATATATCAAACGGCCAAATCTTAAAGTGGAGCAATAGCAGTTCAAAGTGGGTTAACTCGGCAGATAACGCCGGAACAGTTATTAATGCCCTTGATGATATCTCTGATGTGACAATCACTTCAGCAGCTACAGGTGATCTTCTCAAATGGAATGGTTCAGCTTGGGTCAATGCCGCAGGTTATGCAACACTTTCTTCCCCAACTTTTACTGGTAATGTTTCTGGAATAACTAAGGCAATGGTTGGCCTAGGTTCGGTTGACAACACTGCTGATACTGCAAAACCAGTTTCAACATTTCAACAAACAGCTCTTGATCTAAAAGCAAATATCGCTTCTCCAACATTTACAGGAACTGTAACAATCCCCGCAGGTGCTTCCATTTCGGGTTTTGCTCCATTAGCTTCTCCAGTATTGACTGGAACACCAACAGCCCCTACAGCAGCAGCAGCAACCAATACAACTCAAGTTGCTACCACAGCATTTGTTCGCACAGAGGTTGCAAATCTTGTTGGCACTGCTAGTGCAACTTTAGATACCCTTGGTGAGATTGCCACCGCACTCGGAAACGATGCTGCTCTATCCACAACGCTTACAAATAGCATTGCTCTAAAAGCCCCACTAGCTAGTCCAACATTTACGGGTACCGTAACAATTCCAGCTGGTGCATCAATTTCTGGTTTTGCAACTTTGGCTTCACCAACATTTACTGGAACTGTAACTCTTCCTTCAAATACAGTTACATCTTCAATGATTTTAGATGGAACTATTGTTAACACAGATATTAATTCTTCTGCGGCAATTGACTATTCTAAATTAAATTTATCTAACTCTATTGCTACAACTGACTTAGTATCTGGTGCAGCTAGGGCAGGATTCAATTCAACATTAAGAACAGTTACCTCAAGTAATACTCTTGTAATTTCAGATCTTGCTAAATTAATAGTAGTAAATAGTTCTTCTACTGCTAATGTTACGGTACCTGCAGATAATACAGTTAATTTTAATGTTGGTGATAGAATAGATTTTGTTACAATTAATACTGGTTTAGTATCATTTGTTGCTAACTCTGGAGTTACAGTAAATGGAACTCCAGGCCTTAGCTTGCGCACACAATATTCTGGTGCTACACTAGTTAAATTAGCAGCCAACACTTGGGTGGTAATGGGTGATCTAAAGGCTTAATTATGGTAATTCCAATAGGCAGTTCTGGACGGTTCAAGAAAGAACAATAAACCAACGGCTGTTGTTGGCACAGCCAACACAACGGTTGCTACAGCCATTACTTCAGCTGGATTTATCCCTTCAGAGTCCAAAACAGCTACGACTGTTCCAGCAGAAGATGGAACCCTAAAAGATGCCTTAACTGATGCAACGGCTGCATTGCTTGGAAATACTGTAGCTTACAACACGTTTAGTCCTTTTTTCCCTCCGTATTTCCCGCCGTATTTCCCACCATTCTTTCCTCCGTATTTTCCGCCGTATTTCCCACCATTTTTTCCTCCGTATTTTCCTCCGTATTTCCCACCAAGTTTCCCCGCTGCTGTTTGTAATCCTTTCACCGGGTACTCATGGACTGGACAATATTATTATGGCGGACTTAATGAAAGTGGAGCAAGTTGCTCGGCATGGTGCAACTGTAACGCCGTAACCAATGGTTACACTAATACGACATGGAAAATATACGCTAAATCTGGTTGTCCAGATGCAGCTTTATTCATAGGTTGTTAGTAATATTTACTATACATGTGTTATAATATAAATAGGAGAATATATGTCAAACATACCAATATTTATTAACCCAAAAGATAACCCAGATAATTTTGAATGGTTTGCCTTTGTAGTGGATGGAGATGTGGCATGGTCAGAGCCAATACCAATTCAAAATCACGGTCAGATCGCAGCATTGTTATCTGGTGTACAAGCAATACATTTAACAGGAGATGACAGACTTTTGGTTAAATCTGGATACAGATATGTAGATGGTGCATTTACTTCACCAGTAATTTAAATTAAAATACTTCTTATGGCAAACGCATGGCAAGAATATAAGAAAAAATTAGGAGAAACACGTCCTTGGGATGTTATAAATCCTCATATCGAAAGAACTACAGAAGACGAAGCAAAAGCCAGACTTGACATTTGCCTTGACTGTGACAGATTAATTACATTAACACACCAATGTAAAGAGTGTGGGTGTCTGATGAAGATGAAAGTTAAATTAAAAAATTCTACATGCCCGCTTCAAAAGTGGTAGTATTATATTACTATAATTAAAGATTTTCCAGATAGAAAGAGGCTAGCATGGCTTTTAGCGGTTCAATTTTTGGCGTAAACAACACACTACTTTTAAAAAGGTCAGATACAACAACCCAAGAGCCATCTTCGCTTGTACTTGGCGAATTAGCTATTAACGTAGCTGATGGTAAATTATTTTACAAGAACAGCACAGCCAATGCAATAATACGGAATAAATTTAATATCCAATGTTGTTGGCACCGCAAATCAAGTTACAGTTTCAGCTAACGCCACATCTGGAGTTTATACTCTAAGTCTTCCATCTACCATCCAGACTACTCAGGCAAATGTTTCAACACTTTTTGTAGATGGCATAGAAATTGACACAACTGGAGCCACTACTAATCAAGTCTTAAAGTTTGATGGTACCAAGTTTGCTCCTGGCACAGACACTGGTTTAGCTGGAACAGTAAGTGTTTCGACAATTGGTGACGGAACTGCCACTAGCTTTACAATTACTCACAACCTTGGAACACGTGATGTTGTCGTTGTTGCGCGCAACGCAGCAAGTCCATATGAAGTTATTGATGTTCGTTGGGAAGCCACAACAACTGGAACAGTTACTTTAGATTTCTCTGCAGCTCCTTCTTCTAACTCGGTTAGAGTTGGCGTTTATGCAGCAGTAGCAGGAAGTACAATTACCACAACTCTAGCAGGTCAGAGTGACGTTACTTTAACTTCAGCTACTAATGGAGATTTCCTTCGTTACAATGGTTCAGTTTGGATTAACGACGCAGTAAATCTTTCAACAGATACTATTGGAGATTATGTTTCTAGTTTGGTAGCTGGCACAGGAATTACTCTTTCTAATAATTCTGGTGAAGGCTCAACTCCAACAATAGCAGTTACATCTGGCACATATGATGCCTATGGTGCATCGGCAAGTGCTGCTGCAACAGCTTATGCTAATGCGCAAACTTACACCAATGCAGCTGTAAGGTCTTTCGAAGTTCTTGGTGATTCAGGAACTAGCAAAACTATTACAACTGGTAATTCAACTACAAGTGGAGATACCCTCACGATTTCTGGTGGAGTTGGTTTAACATCTGTAACTTCAATTACCGATACAATTACTTTAAATCTTGATAATACAGCAGTTACAGCAGCAACTTACGGTAACGCAAATACGGCAACTACTTTCACGGTTGATGCTCAAGGTCGTTTAACAGCAGCTTCACAAAATGCAATTAGCATTTTAGCAAGTCAAGTTTCAGATTTTACCGCAAACACAAGAGCACAAGTTAGTGCTACGGGAAATATTTCATATAACTCAACTACTGGTGTTTTTAGTTTAACCAATGATGCTGCAGATATTACTTCAGTTACAGCAGGAACAGGTCTTAGTGGCGGT